ATGATATATCTTCTGCTAAAATATTTAGTCTAGGGATAATAATATCTACTATGTATGTTATGATTGTGTCTCCGATACTGGGAAACAAATCATTAATTATCCCTATATTAATAGTAGAAGCTTACTTAACATATCTAGATATAAAAGCAATTAAAATACTAAGGACTTTGTAGTCCTTAGTACTTTTGTAAAAACCAGGATTATAACGATATTTTTTTATTTTTTTTTGACTATTTTTCAAGCATAACTTATAATTGTCTTGCAGGCATGGTGCGCTCCTTATCTAATTTTTTTCCATTCCCTCCTTTTTTCTTGTTTTTTTTTGCTAATCTTGTTATAATTTTTCCACGATTTTATCGAAAAAAGGACACAAATGACACAAGAAAATTGGTACTATTTTCTACTAGGAAAAGCAAAAACTCTCTCTAACTTGTTAAAACACAAAGAAATAGACAAAAAATTAGTTAAAAGACACTTAAAAACAGCTCAAAAATCGCTAAAAATAGCAGAAAAAAAGCTAATTTTTACCAAAAAATGTGTGACAGTTCACAAAGTTTAATAAGGAGCGCACTATGGATACAAATATTGTGGTTTTACAAGGTAATTTAACTAAAAATGCAGAGCTTTTATATGCTCCAACTGGGACAGCCATAGGAAAATTTACTATTGCAGTAAATAGAAAAACTAAAGAAAAAGAGGAAACTCTTTTTATGGATTGTACAATTTTTGGAAAATATGCTGAATCAATGGTTAAATATCTCACAAAAGGCAGAAAAATAACTGTAAATGGGTATTTAAGACAAGAAAATTGGGTAGATAATAACAATAATAAACGCTCAAAAATCGTTTTGATAGTGGATAATATTAGTTTTTGTTCATCAAGCAAAGACAAAGCTAATACGGATGCAGCTGATACCGATTCAATGTCATCTTCTCAACCATCAGACCATACCTCAATAGACATAGACGAAGAAGATATACCTTTCTAATCCCCTCTTTTTTGCTAAAATTATACAAAAAAGGCTAAAAAATGATTTTCAAAGAGTTCTTTAGCATATACTATGCTAACAAGAAAAACGGGAAAACTATATATAAAACATTTTTTGCAAACGAAGATTCCACTTTATTTGTTCAGGGGTTTAAAATTTATGATACTTTTAATGATAAATGGGAATTTGTTTGCCAAAGAACACTTACGAAACTTTCAGACTATATGGTTATAGATACGAATGATGAATCTCAAGTATTTAAAACAGATAAAGAGGGTGTTTTTGATATAGAATTAACAAATCCTTTTGAAAAAGGATACTCAAAAGTAATAAAAGCTAAAATTGAAGTAAAATTCAAACAAAAAGCACAAGAAAGTGGTTATTTTTCTGCCTTTTTGGAGCGTAAATTAACTCCTCTAAAAGAAAATAAAAGTCTATATGTGTATTTGTTATTAAAAATAGCTGTTGATTTTGCAACATTAAAATTCTTAAACCAAAGTCCGATTTCGTATGATAACTTTTTGAGAGCAAACTTATTACAAACAATCAATTCAAATAATTTTTACTACTTTGTGAGCTCTAACCAAAATATTAGAAACATTTTGAAAAATATTTTAACAAACGGAACAATTGACGTGACTCCACAAAATATTCACGATACTATAAAATTGTTAAACAGTCTTCATTCAAATCGTCTAAATTTAAACAATTACTCATTAAGAGATTACTTATTTTTATTAAAACTTCAACAAGATGTATCATTAGATAGTGCTATTTTTTCTGCTAAACAATTAACTCAAAAATTTAAAAATAGTTTCACTATTAATAAAAATTATGATATTCAGGCTATAAAAACGCAAATGTTAGCACTTCCTAAAACTACTAAAATCACTCTTAATATAAATAATAAAACAGTGTTTAGCGAAGAAATTGTTCCAGTTTATAGAACAGATGTAGATATAATTAATACAAACAAATCAGCTTTTACATATTATTTTAAGAACAAAAAAGGTTATTTTTCAATTAGTTTTGCTCACAATTTTCCTTTCTTAACTTGGTCTATCGAAGACAAAACTGACAAAACTAAGGTAGAATTAGGGGATATTGATAGTGATTTTGAACTAATGTATGCAGATGATAGAGAATTTGAAATTATTTTAGAAAAGGATTAACATGGATTTTAAATTCTTAGAAAAGATAAGCAAAGACTTAAAAGAGGAACTAATTAAAGTAACTAAAGCTAAAAAAAACAACCTATTGACTAGAAACAGAGATAAGAATAGATTAGTTAAATTTTATTGTGCTCTCCACGATTATGGGAAAGAGATTTTAGATTGGGAACTTGAAACTTTTGAGATAGTGTTAGGTAGAAGCGGAATGAGTCATAAAGAAATTATGGACATAGCATATGTTGCGTATATATTAAAAAACGAGAATTATGTATTGTCAGATAATGAGCATTTTGAAAACGCTGTTTGTGTTGTAAATGATATAGAAGTAGATGTAGAAAGCACACCTTTTCACCCTCCTCATTTTATTCTTTGGGGAATAGTGGCTATTAAAGCTCTTTTAAATGCGGAAGGGTTTCCTTTTATAGGAAGAGCATTAGAGTATATTATTTTAGACTTTCTAGATTATGGTTGGACAACTGCTCCATTATTTTTGGCTGACATAGAATATGTAAGAAACAATTTTCCTTTTAATAATGATGAATATATTAAATCTGGAAAAAGAATGACAGCAATACAGATTGTTACACTTTCACAAACTTTAAAAGAACCACAAAATGGTTTTGAAAACTATATTAAAATGCACGCACCTTTAATTTCATATTTAGAAGATAAATTTACAGAAACTGCTAGACAAATAAAAGAGGTTATAAATTGAAGATAAAACTAAGAACAGACCCAAGAATCTCAAAGTTTATTGAAGACAATATTTATATTGAAGGAAAAAAAATAGACCTTAATCTTTATGAGCCTATGAAGTTTGTATATGATTTGGATTTACCTAATTTAGTAATTATTGCTGGAAGACAAATTGGTAAATCCGTTTATCTTGGCTCAAAATCAAGCACAAAATCAATTATTAAACCTAACAATAGAATTTTGTATGTTGCTCCATTAGAGTCTCAAGTAAAGACATTTTCTAAAACAAAGCTTCAAAAAATTATTGATGATTCTCCATATCTTAGAACATTCTTTCCTCGTAAAGATAATAACGTTTTTTTTAAACAAAACACTCTTGGGTCTTACATTGAACTAACTTATGCGTCTTTAGCATCAGCAGAACCAGCGCGGGTAAGGGGTAAATCTGCTGACGATTTATTCATAGACGAGACTCAAGATATTGTTCCAGAGGCACTACCTGTTATTAAAGAAGTTACAACATCTTCTTTAGACCCTACAGTTACATATACAGGAACAGCTAAATCAGAAGATAACTTAACTGGAATTTTATGGAAAAAAGCTACAAAAATAGAAAGAGTTTATCAATGCCCGTCGTGTAATAGATTTAATATTATAGAGAGGGAAAATATAGGAGAAAAAGGGCTAATTTGCAGATATTGCAAAAAACCACTGTCTCAAAAAAAATCAAAATTTGTAATAGTTGATGCTAAACCAGGCAGTGCATATGTTGCTGTCAGGTTACCTCAAGTTATCATGCCTATTCACCAAACGCCTAATAAATGGAAAGATGTTTTTGTTAAATTCACTGAATATTCTCCTGATAAGTTTAATCAAGAAGTTTTAGGTATACCAACAGGAGCAGGGTCTAGATTTATCACAATGGAAGATTTAAGGAAACTTTGTAAAGAAGGAAGGGGTTTTTACAAAAAATATGATAATGATTTTCAAATAAAGTATAGAGGAAGAATCTTTATGGGGATTGACTGGTCAGGAGAGGGATTAGATGGCGATAAATCCACTACAGCTGTATTAATTATGGGACATAGAGCAGATGGCGATATTGATGTGTTGTACGGAGAAATAATCCCTCCAGGAGACCCTAATGGAACTTTAGATAGAATAAAACAATTAGCTTATGCTTTTAGAGTTATAAGTATTGCTGCTGATGCTGGTATGGGAGCTTATCAGAATGCAATTCTTTTTAGAGAGTTTGGCCTTAATAAGGTATTGCAAATAAGGTATGTTTCTAATCAAAGAGAACCTTTTAAAGTATATAATGCCCAAGCTAATATAGTTAATATAGATAAAACATCAGCTATTGATACTATTATGGGGATTTTAAAGCAAGATTTTGCATATAAACCTTTAAAACCCACTATCGTTAATGCTACTAATGTAGATAAAAGTAAATTAAGAATCTGGTGGCCTAAATTTGTTGAATCAAAGCCATTCTTTGACCATATACTTGCTGAATTTACTCAAGAGTCTTCAAGCAATAGAAAAATTTGGACACATTCTCCAGATTCTCCTGATGATGCACTTCATGCGTTAGTATTCGGTTTTTTCGGGTATGTAATCAAAGCAACAAACGGAAAGCCTCTATTTTATTAATTTTTTTCTCTTGTGTCACTTTATTAGTTTTGTTAAAATTATGCTGATTAATAATTTGGAGGTAAAAATGGTTACTAATCAAGTAGCTCAATTGTTAAAAGAGGCTGCTGCTGAAATCAAAAGATTAAAAGATGAGAATACAGAATTAAGAAAACAATTATCTATTGTTAAAGAGGCTAGCGAAGAAGATAAGACTTTATTTGGTAGCCCAACAATAAAAGATGACTATACCGAAGAAATCCCGGTAAATTCAGCGGAAGCTATTGATTATTTTTTTAATAGTTGAAAATAGGTTAAAATTTAGAAAAAAAGGAGCATTTTATGAGCAGTATTAAAACACCTTATATCTTCAATAGAAGAGAACAAGCTCACATTCTATCACCAGACTTTTTATCATTACCACATTTAGAAATTGACACTGATGCTTTTATTGATAGTGGTATTTTTGTTGGTATTGATGGGCAGCCTTTAACTATTGAAAAAACTCCAAAATGGTTTGGTATCGTAATTGAAGCTAACTATTATCAAACTGCAGGTGGAAAAGTATTAAAACCTTCTGGAAATGTAGTAGCTTATTTTGGCAATATGAGAATTGCTACAAAAGTTTTCACTGATGATTCTGACGACCCAATTAAAGCAGGAGACTTATTAACTATAATTAATGGTAAACCTGCAAAATTAGATGAAAATCATACAGTTCCTGTAATGCAAGTTGTTGGAAGAGGAACTGATTATATTGAAATTGCAACACTATAATAAGGAGTGATAATGAATGTTAAACCAGCTTATGGATTAGAAATTAGCACAAAAAGTTTTGCTGAGAAAATATTCGACCCTGTTCACGGAAAAGATTTTGTTAAGCAAGCTTCTCAAAGTGCAACCCTATTCGTTCAAGATATCATCAGAGAAATGGGGTTTGCTAGAAAAGTTGTAGAAACTAGACCTGTTAGTAGAAGTGAATTGGTAGAAGTTGACTTTACAGACCAACCAGCGTTAATCGTTTACCATGATGTAGATACAAGAGCAATGACTGTTCCTCTAAGAGGAAGAGGTACATTCAGATACTATGAAACTGCTAAATTCTATGTATTCTTCGAAAAAGTAGTATCAGAAAAAATTAGAAAAAGTGAAGTAGAGCTTTTAACTACTAGAATTGATTATAAAGAACTATTCAAAAAAAGAATTGCTGAGCAAATGTATAAAGTTGAAGATATGACAGTTGTTTCAGGTGCAGATAAAATCTTAACAGATGAATGGAATGAAGCTGATAGTAACGGAACTCTTAAAGATACTGATAACTATACAAAAAGTTCTCAAACTGTTAAATTTAAAGATGGTGTTACTCTTGATAAAGACAGCTTAGTAACATTCTTTAAAATGCCTATCCAAAATAAAAGCAAAATTGACACTGTATTACTAACTGAGAGCTTATTACAAGAAATCATTAGAATGAGTATGCTTGAAGTTGGTGATGCTAAAGTTAGCGAGTTCTGGGATAAAGGTGTTGAAAACGTTCAATCATTCTGGGGTAAAAAAATCGTAACTACTATTAAAAACGAAATTGTTCCTGATAATAAAATGTATGGATTTGCGGGCGGTAACCTTTATGGATGGTTCTTCATCTTAAGAGACCATACAACTTACCTAGAAGTTGATAGAGATATGTTTACTATTGATAGTGATGCACTTCTTGCTCACGCAGTTGGAAACACAAAAGGTGTTTACTCAGCTGAATTCCAAATCGATTAATTCTTCCTTCTTTTCTTTCTCACTCTTCACTTCAAATATTTTGTGTTTCTGCTATAATAATAGAAAAAAGGATGCGTTATGGCTATGTACTTTTTTTTGAAAAATAAAACAACTAAAACAATTACATTAAAAGCTTTAGGGCTAACTATAAAACCTAATGAAATTAGAGCTATCAAAAGAGAGACTTTCTTAAAAGTGCATATTAAATTAAGAAACGAGGGAGTTTTACCTAAGATTAAATTTGTTTCTCAAAGAGAGTATATTCAATATAAAGGCAATAAAAAACCACAAAAAAATATTCAAGAGCAACCACAAGTAGAAGTTAAACAAGAAAAACAAGAACAAGTTGCATCCATAAATACAC